CAAGCCAAAGAGGAAAAAGCGGAAAACAAATCGTGCTATTGATAAAGAAGACAAGAGAATAAGAAAAGAAAAAATAAGCAAGCAACTTGCTGATAAGGGTACTTATTCTGTTGATGTATCAGGAGAGCGTAAGGTAAAAAAGAAAGTAGCCAAGATTGACAAAAAAATTGCGGCTATTACCGAGAACAAGAAGAAAGACGCAAGACAGAAGAAGCTCGTTAAGGCAGGATTAAGAAGAGAGACTAAGAAGAATCAACTTCTTCAAAAAAAACTTGAAGTCCAAAAAGTTGAAGGTGGAAAGAAAGGAAAATTTGGCACAACCAATAAAACAAAAGTACCTAAAGACCCTTCTGTAAAAAGAAAGACAAAAGCAAAAAAAGAAGAAGCAACAACGCTATTAAAAAGGAAAGATAGGGGTGGAAGAGACTCTCGAAGAACTAAACCTATAAGGAGAGGCATTCAAATAAACCGTAGCAAAACAGGCGGCGGCGGAAAAAGAAGAAGCAACAACGCTATTCAAAAGGGTAAAACTCTTTTCGGTAAAAACAAAAAGATATAAGTGATGCCAAACGATAAGAAAAAAAGATTTGGAAGAGACAAAGCAGAAGCAGGTGCTGCAAAACAAAAGAGACAGGCTCGTTATACAGAGATGTGTAAGGCCTACATGAAAGCTAATCCTACAGCAAAAAGATGCAAGCTTACTGCTGCACAAGATTCTGAGCTAAAAGGAATGGTCAGTAAGGTTCAGGGTGCTATGAATCGTCAAAGTGACCCTAATTATAAAAAGACCGCAGCAGACAAAGCAACTATTCAGGCAGCGTATAACAAGAAGTAGTATGTCATACAAGCAGAAGCGAAGTTTTAGTGAGCCAAGCAGAGGGCTTGGTGATAGTATTGAGAAGTTTACAAAGGCTACAGGCATCAAGTCTGTAGTCAATAAGGTCTCAGGTGCTATAGGAAAAGACTGCGGCTGTGGCGAAAGAAGAGATTCTTTAAATCGAGCATTCCCATATAAAAGAAAATAATTTATGCCAATGCAAATCTCAATATCTAATTCTATAGGAGGTGGGGGAGGAAACCTTGGCTCAGGTGGGGGTTCATCCTTCACTAACACCAAGAGTATATTGCTTGACGGAGTGGATGACTTTGTGGATTGTGGGAATCCCATAAGTTTACAAATCACAGGAAATATAACGCTATCAGCTTGGATAAAAACAAGCAGTACTTCTGCTTATGAGATGGCTATAGGCAAGGAAGGAGTGGCAAGTGGTAGAAGAAGTTATATGCTTTATCGTTCAGGTAGCAACGCTAAATTTTTTATACATAAAGGTGGCTCTCCACAAACTGTTACAGGAACATCTACAATAAATGATGGTAATTGGCATCACATTTTAGGTATTAATAACGGTTCTGACATAAAAATATATGTAGACGGAACACTTGAAAACACTAATGTTGGTGGTGGCGGTACAATTGATAATGGTATTGATAATTGTTACATCGGCAGAAGAGGTGGAACATTTGCACAAAGAGGTTTTTTTGAAGGTAACATTGACGAGGCAGCAGTTTGGAATAGTGACCAAACTGCAAACGTAGCTACAATTTTCAATAGTGGTGTACCTAACGACTTAGCTTCATTATCTCCTATATCGTGGTGGCGTTGCGGAGATGGCGACACCGCACCAACAATAATCGACCATGGTTCAGGAGGCAACAATGGTACAATGACTAATTTCTCAACCTTTTCAACTGACGTACCTACATAATATGCCAATGCAAATCTCAATATCAAATGCCATCGGTGGCGGGGGCGGTGCTCAAGGAGCAGGCGGCTCATCCTTCACTAACACGAAGAGCATACTTCTTGATGGTGTAGATGATTATGTAGATTGTGGCAATCCGAGTAATTTAAACTTTAGTGCAGACGATGCCTTTAGTATTTCCGTATGGTTTAAAAAAGCTAGTCAAGCGGGATTTGGTGGCAGTTTATTAAGGAAGCAAATAATAATTTCACCTTTTACAGGATATAATCTGTTTGTGTCTGATGACAAGGTAAACTTTAGAATAAGGGAAAACGGCTCAAATCAACATAAAATTACAGATAATAATACACACCCCATAGATACTTGGGTACATTATGTGGCAACTTACGATGGCTCAAGAACAGGGAGCGGTTTAGGTTTAAAGCTATATAAAAACGGTACACTACTTACAAACGTTACAAGAAGTGGTAATTTCTTTAGTGGCTCAGGTCAATCAAGTGCGGTTGTTGGTATTGGTGGTGATGATGTGTCGGCATATATTCCCGGTAATATGGACGAAGTAGCTATATTCAATTCAGAACTATCAGCAAGTGACGTATCTTCTATATACAATAGCGGAGCACCAAACGACCTTAGTTCATTATCTCCTGTATCGTGGTGGCGTTGTGGAGATGGAGACACCGCACCTACATTGACAGATAACGGTTCGGGAGGCAACAACGGTACGATGACTAATTTCAGTACATTCTCAACTGATGTACCTACTTAAAAAAAGTATTATCTTTGTATAAAATAAAAAACTATGAGCCTAAGAGTAGCAGACACATATATCACAGTAGCAATAGCTGACCTTTCAAAGATTGACTTCGCACAGGTTGGAGAGACAGACGAGAACACAATACGTAAATCAATCAATGATGCTGAGTTTGTTCTTAAGTATAACGCAGAGCCATCATTCATATCCGATGGAACGGTAACACCTCTACAGACAATGACTCACGCACAATGCCTTACTCTCATGGCTACACCTGAATGGTCAGAGCCAATACCTATAGAAGAGTAATGCATCAAAATATACTAGCAGTCCTATATTACACCTCATCGCTTATCACGTCCCTTATATTATTATATACTAAGGAGCTTCATTTCAAGAGCTTAGGAGTAATGCTCATGCTATATACTATCTATATGGTTGTTAGTGAGTATGAGCGATTGACTGAAGACTAAGTGTTTCTACATATAAAAAAATAATACTATCTTTGTATATATATAAAAGATAGAAATGGCTTACGAAAAATTACAAGCTCGAAGAGCAGCAGCGGTCACTCCAAGTGACACAGTAACAATCCCAAGTATATCCGCAGCAGACGGTAAAGGTAACAATGGTTGCGTACTATACGTTGGTGTAGCCGGTGACGTTAAAGTTACCACAGCAGGTGGCGATGACGTAACATTCACAGGGATACTTGCGGGTAGCTTTATACCTGTTCAAGTGGTAAAAGTATTTGCAACAGGAACAACAGCTACAAATATCGTTGCACTTTGGTAGACTTCTATTCAACATATACACATAACATTAGTATTAAGTACATAATAAAAAAATAATGTCACAGATAAACGAAAAGACCAAAATAAATTTATCACCAAAGAATCTTTTATTTATCATTGGTCTTGTGGCAACTTTTGTAAGTATGTACTTCAAACTCCACGCAGAGGTGGAGGATGCCAAGCGTTTACCTTTAAGAGACACTCAGGTTGATGCGGCAATCATAAAGACATCAAATGAGATTGAGTTCATAAAATCTGAGATTGGCGAAATCAAAGGTCAGCTTCAGACTATGGAACAACGTCTCTATGAACTTCAATAGTAGATTATGGGAAAATTATGTCCGTGCTGTAAGCAGCCGTTACAGAGTAGGTCTAAGTATGTTTGGATTCTTGACAATGGCCACGGAGGGATTATTGATGGTGTTTATCAGACACCCGGAAAGCGTAGTCCTATTTGGGATGATGGTACTCAGTTGTTTGAGGGTGAGTTTAATCGTGCTGTAGTAAAACGCATCGCTGAATATTGCGATAAGAACAAGATAGACTATATCAACTTGGTAGATACCAACGAGGATGTACCTCTATCTACAAGAGTTAAGTTGGCTAACGAGGTTTATCGTGAATCAGACAAGCCCTGTATATATATAAGCGTACACGCAAATGGATTTAGCGATGAGTCCGCAAATGGTTGGGAGGTGTTTACATCTCCGGGAGAGACTCAGTCGGATGTTATAGCAACAGCTCTATATGAAGAAGCAGAGAAAGAGTTTCCAAGATATAAGATGCGTAAGGATACAACAGATGGTGATGTAGACAAGGAGTCAAGCTTCTATGTTCTTATTCACACAGCTATGCCTGCGGTACTCTCTGAGAACTTCTTTATGACCAACGAGAAGGAATGTAAGAATATTCTTCTAAGCGAGGAAGGAAGAGACCGGGTTGCAAAGATTCACACTGAAATGATAAATAAAATAGAAAACAAATGAAAGAGATTTTAATGAGACTGTTCGGAAAAGGAACAGACGTAGCAGGAAAGGTTGGTGGATTAGTAGACCGATTCGTAAGGACTAAAGATGAGAAGGCAGAGTTTGAGAAGGAGATGACAAAGATTCTAATAGATGCCGAGGCTGATATGCAGAAGAACGTCACCGATAGATGGAAAGCAGACATGGGCTCTGACTCTTGGTTGTCTAAGAATGTACGCCCATTGGTCTTGATGTTTTTAATTTTCAACACTATGCTGTTGATATTTATTGATGCGGGACAGATTAAGTTTAAGGTTGAGGACAATTGGGTGGACTTACTTCAGGTTCTTTTACTTACTGTTATTGCTGCATACTTTGGTGGTAGAACAGTTGAGAAGACAAGAAAGAAATAATTCTTATCTTTGTAGGTAATAAAATTAAATAGAATGAAACTTGATGAAAAAGAACTTACTGTATTGCAAGGATTGCAGTCAGAGTTCAACAATACCAAAATGAACTTAGCAAGTATTGAGCTACAGAAGTACGACACACTAAAGAAGCTCGATGTATTAAAAGAACATTTTGCTAAACACGAAGAAGAACTAGTAAAAAAATATGGAGCCGATGCTGTCATAAACTTACAGACAGGAGAGGTATCAGAAAAAAAAGATTAAGATGGCAAGAATAAGTACATATAGTAACGCAAGCCCTGTGACCTTATCGGACAAGGTAATAGGAACATCAGTAGGAGCAACACCCGCCAATGCAACAAAAAACTTTTTGGTTAGTGATATCCTTGCATTGTTTGAGGGTCAGATTACTTTGCAGGATGTACTTAATGCAGGTAATACAGCTACTCAAGATATAATACTTACAGGAAACATTACTCAATCAGGAGGAGCTGTTACATTAGGAGGAACTGTAAAAGACTTTAATGGTAGCCTTGGTAATAACGGTGAGACTCTTGTGTGTAATGCAAGCGGTCAGCTTGTTTTTGGTTCAGGTCTTTCTAATCAAAACCTTGACCAAGTTTTAGCTATAGGTAATACTGCAACAAACAATATAAACCTAACAGGAGATATTACTCAAGCAGGAGCATACAGTTATAGTAGTGGTCAGTTTACCATGGCTGCAACAGGCACAATGGTATTAGGTGGGCCATTAACCTGTAATAGCTCTATTAGCCTTACAGGCACTGTAAAAGATTACAATGATACATTGGGTACGGATGGTAAAATACTTGTTTCAAATGCAAGTGGTCAAGTTACTTGGCAAGATAATGGAAATATAAGCAAACCTGTTAATACTCTTGCTGTAGCCATATCTTCTTATCAATTAGCATTAAGTGATGCTAATGGTGTGGTAGTAGCAACTAACGGAAGCCCTGTAAATATAGATATACCTGCAAATTCTACGACTGCCATTCCTATAGGAACTACAGTTACAATTATTCAAGGGGGGGCAGGACAGGTTACAGTTCAAGGTTTAGCTACAGTTACTTTAAATGCCTCAGGAGGAAAGAAAAAATCTGCATCGTTGTTTGCTGTTATGGATTTAGTAAAAACACAAACTAATGTTTGGTATTTATCCGGTGAAAGAGTATTATAATTAAATGGACATTAGAAAGATATCTATAGGGCCTGACTATAAGGGTGGTGCAATGCATTACATTGTAGGTCAAGAGGTATTAGGTTCCAAGTACACAATCCATCTAATAAAATTTTATCCTGAGAGCGAGTCTATTAAGATATGGATTCAGCAGGGAGACGAGATAATGATGTGGAAGGAGTTCACACGCACAATGCCAATTTCAATCGAGTACAATATAAATTTTTAAATGAAGTCACCGTTTTACTTTATAACTAAATCAGAAAACGGCAAGCGATATGACAACACAAAAGAGATAGGGGGAATAGATTTTATAACAAGTACCTCAGAAGAAGACCATCAGTTCTCAACTCGCTATGCCAAGGTCATCGAAACACCACTAGGATATGAAGGTCCTATACAGAAGGATGACACCCTATTAGTACATCACAATGTATTCAAGTTCTATAACGATATCAAAGGCCGTCAACAAAGCGGTAAGAGCTTTTTTAAGGAAGACCTTTTCTTTATAGATGAGGAGCAGTTCTTTATGTATAGTCACAATGGAGAGTGGCACTCATATGATAGATACTGCTTTGTCAAGCCTATACCTGCAGAAGAATCTTATATGTTTAAGCCATTCTCGGAGGAGCCACTGATGGGTGAGATGATGTATCCAAATGAATACCTTGTATCTAAAGGTATAAGGAAAGGTGATAGGGTTTGTTTTAAACCTGACAGTGAGTATGAGTTTAATGTTGACGGAGAAAAGCTATACAGGATGTATGACCATCAGATAACAATAAAGCTATAATGGAGACAAAGGATATTAAACTTCAGATTATAAACGCAGGAATGAAAGCTGTTGAGCAGTTGATAAAGGTTGCTAAGGAAGATATTATTAAGCCTGACCCTGACGATGAGCTTGCCGCAGATAGATTAAAGAATGCTGCTGCTACAAAAAAGTTAGCTATATTTGATGCATTCGAGATACTCTCAAAGATAGAGGGTGAGAAAAGAAACATAGATGTCTCAGAAAGAGGAGAGACAAAGATAGATACTAAACAAGGATTTGCAGAACGAAGGTCAAAATAACTTATTCAGTGTTCTAAAAGATTACATACCATCAAAGGTTGTTAAGAACAAGAACCGTGTACGCAGTTGGACGTATGGGTATAATGATAAGTATGACGTAGTAGTAATATCTAAGTCAGGAGAGATTGATACGGTTGTTAGTATAAACGGACTTCGTATTGCTTTACCCAAGCCGCCTGAGAAAATATCAAAAGGAAAAAACTATTGGGAGAGAGAGGATATACCTGAGTCACTAGCAAGGATTCAGTCAATCTTTCAATGGAATGAGATGCCATCTGAGTTTAAAAGCAAGTGGGTTGATTACATAGAAGAAGAGTTTGATAGAAGAGAGGAGGGGCATTGGTTTATGAACAACAATATACCTACCTATATCACAGGAGCTCACTATATGTATCTACAGTGGACCAATATTGATGTGGGATATCCTGACTTTAGAGAGGCTAACCGGATACTATATATGTATTGGGAAGCCTGCAAGGCTGACAAGCGTTGCTTTGGCTTAGACTATCTAAAGATTAGACGTTCAGGATTCTCATTTATGAGCTCATCGGAGTGTGTTAATACAGGTACACTAGCAAGAGACTCCCGTGTAGGTATACTATCAAAGACGGGTAGTGATGCCAAGAAGATGTTTACCGATAAGGTTGTTCCTATATCACAGAGGCTACCATTCTTTTTCAAACCAATACAGGATGGTATGGATAAACCAAAGACGGAGCTAGCATTTAGGATTCCTGCATCTAAGATTACAAAGAAGAATATGTCAACCATTGATGATACAGGAATGGACGGACTTGATACCACAATAGATTGGAAGAACACAGACGATAACTCATATGACGGTGAGAAACTATTACTATTAGTACATGACGAGAGTGGTAAGTGGCTTAAGCCTAATAACATATTAAACAATTGGCGTGTAACCAAGACCTGCCTAAGATTAGGTAGTAAGATTATTGGTAAGTGTATGATGGGCTCAACATCAAATGCATTAAACAAGGGAGGGGAAGAGTTTAAGAAACTATACAACGACTCTCACCCGACAAAAAGAAACGCAAACGGACAGACCAAGAGTGGGCTATATAACCTATTCATTCCTATGGAATGGAATATGGAAGGGTTCATAGACAGATATGGTATGCCTGTACTCAGAAAACCATCTAAGCCTGTACTTGGTGTAGACGGTGAGATGATTGATAATGGAGCTATCGACTATTGGCAGGCTGAGGTTGAGTCATTAAAGAATGACCCTGACGCACTCAATGAGTTCTATCGTCAGTTTCCAAGGACAGAGTCTCACGCATTTAGGGATGAGAGCAAGCAGTCTCTATTTAATCTTACAAAGATATATCAGCAGATAGATTATAACGACTCCTTAATAAGGGAGCATCACCTGACTCGTGGCAGCTTTCATTGGAAGGACGGAATAAAAGACAGCACAGTGATATGGAGTCCTGACAAGAGAGGTAGATTCCTTGTTAGTTGGACACCCAAGAAGGGATTGCAGAATGGTGTTATAGAGAAGAGAGGAATCAAATATCCTGCCAATGAGCACATCGGTGCTTTCGGCTGTGACTCATATGACATATCAGGAACTGTAGGTGGAGGTGGCTCTAATGGGGCATTACATGGATTAACAAAGTTTAATATGGATGACGCACCATCTAATGAGTTCTTCTTAGAGTACGTGGCTAGACCACAGACAGCAGAGATATTTTTCGAGGAGGTACTAATGGCCTGCGTATTCTATGGTATGCCGATACTTGTAGAGAACAATAAGCCTAGGTTACTTTATCATTTTAAGAATAGAGGATACAGGGGCTTTAGTATTAACAGGCCCGATAAGCACTATAACAAGCTCTCTAAGACAGAGAAGGAGCTCGGAGGTATACCTAACTCAAGTGAGGATGTAAAGCAGTCTCACGCCTCCGCAGTTGAATCTTATATCGAGAAGTATGTAGGTATAGACCTGAGCGGAGCGTATAGAGATATGGACGATATTGGGTCTATGATGTTTACTAGAACGCTTGAGGATTGGGCTAAGTTTGATATTAGTAATAGAACTAGGTACGATGCAACAATAAGCTCAGGTCTTGCAATAATGGCGACTCAGAAGAACTCGTATATCCCTGAGAAAAAAGAGTCGAAAATAAGTATTAACTTTGCAAGGTATAGTAATAAAGGAACAACAAGTGAATTAATTAGAAGATGAAGGATGTAAAGATAAACATTTCATCTGTAGGATTCCCAAGTCAATTTGTGTCTGATGCAGAGAAAGCGACAGACGAGTTTGGATTACAGATTGGTCAAGCCATTCAGTATGAATGGTTTAGAAAGGACGGCAACTCTTGCAGATACTATAGTCAGTGGAGAGATTTTCATAGACTCAGATTATACGCAAGGGGGGAGCAGTCCATTGCCAAATATAAAAACGAACTAGCGATTGATGGGGATTTATCCTATCTTAATTTAGATTGGACACCTGTTCCTATATTACCTAAGTTTGTAGACATCGTTGTAAACGGAATGTCTGACAGACTATTTAGAGTTAAGGCATACTCAGAGGATGCATTGTCTCAATCTAAAAGAAGCAAGTACCAAGATATCATAGAGGGTCAGATGGCGGCTAAGGATGTTCTTCTTACTATACAAGAGAAGTCGGGTGTTGACCCATTCGCTATGAATCCTGCTGAGCTTCCTGAGAATGATGAGGAGCTAGCACTATACATGAACCTTAACTATAAGCCCGCTATCGAGATAGCAGAGGAGGAGGCTATTGATACTATATTCTCAGAGAATCATTATCAAGATATTAGAAAGAGACTAGACTATGACCTAACGGTATTGGGTGTCAGTATGTCTAAGACAGAGTTCCTTCAGGGCTCAGGAGTAAAGGTCTCTTATGTAGACCCTGCGAATGTGGTGTACAGCTATACAGAGGACCCTCACTTTAAGGACTGCTTCTATTGGGGAGAGATAAAGACAGTTCCTATCACGGAGTTATTAAAGATAGACCCTACATTAACAAGGGAGGATTTAGAGGAGATATCTAAATACAGTCAGAGTTGGTATGATTATTATAATACAGCTCAGTATTATGAGAATGATATCTTCTATAGAGATACCTGTACATTGATGTACTTTAATTATAAGACCACCAAGAAGATGGTCTATAAGAAAAAGATTCTTGAGGGCGGTGGTTCTAAAGTTATTGAGAAGGATGACCAATTCAATCCACCTGTAGAGATGATGGAGGAGGGTAGATTCGAGAAGATTGAGAAGACTATTGATGTTTGGTACGATGGCGTTATGGTTATGGGTACAAACATTATCCTTAAGTGGGAGCTTGCAAAGAATATGGTAAGACCAAAGTCTGCAAGTCAGCACGCTCTACCAAACTATGTCGCAGTAGCACCACGAATGTATAAGGGAGTTATTGAGTCATTGGTAAGAAGGATGATTCCTTTTGCTGATTTAATTCAGATGACACACCTTAAGCTACAGCAGGTGATATCAAGAGTTGTACCTGACGGTGTATATATAGATGCAGACGGATTGAATGAGGTAGACCTTGGTACAGGCAGTGCCTATAATCCGGAGGATGCATTAAGACTATACTTCCAAACAGGTAGTGTGATTGGCAGAAGCTACACTCAGGATGGAGAATACAATCAAGGAAAGGTTCCTATCAAGGAGCTTCAGTCATCATCAGGAGCGAGTAAGGCTCAGATGCTGATATACAACTACAACCACTATCTAGATATGATACGTGCGGTGACAGGATTAAACGAGGCCCGTGACGGTTCTACACCTGACCCTAACTCATTGGTTGGTCTACAGAAGCTAGCGGCACTAAACTCTAACACCGCAACAAGACATATACTTGATGGTAGCCTCTATATATATAGAAGTCTTGCAGAGTCTTTAACATATCGTATTGCCGATATACTTGAATACTCTGACTTCAAAGAGGAGTTTATCAATCAGATAGGTAAATATAATGTAAGTATACTTGGAGAGATAGGTGATTTATATCTATACGACTTTGGTATATTCATCGAGGTTAGTCCTGACGAAGAGGAGAAAGCTCAGCTAGAGCAGAATATTCAGATGGCACTATCTAAGAATGACATCAACCTTGAGGATGCTATTGATATTAGAGAGATAAGAAACATTAAGCTAGCTAATCAGTTCTTGAAAATGAAGCGTAAAGCTCTTCAGCAGAGAGAGAGTGAGATGCAGATGCAACAGCAGGCTATGCAGCAGCAGGCTCAGTTGCAGTCACAGCAGATGGCGGCAGAGACAGCTATGCAGAAAATACAGGCAGAGACACAGTCTAAGATGCAGATTAAGCAGGCTGAGATTGCTTTCGAGATTGAGAAGATGAAGAACGAGGCAGAGCTTAAGCGACAGCTAATGGCTGAAGAGTTCCAATACAGTATGAGTCTTCGTGATATCTCTGAGAATGCTCTACAGACTAGAGAGACTGAGAGAGAGAAAGCGAAGTCTGATAGAATTAGTCAGCAGAATACGGAGCAGTCGCAGCTAATAAATCAAAGAAAGAATAATCTACCTCCACAGAAGTTTGAATCTAATGAGGATAGCTTAGATGGATTTGATTTAGCTGAGTTTGAACCCCGTTAAATCGCTCGAAAAAAATAACTAACTTTGTAAAAATCAAATTAAATGGAAATTAAAGTAACAGCAGTTGGTACTCCTGAGAGTAAATCAACACAAGAAGTAGAGAAAGAACTTCTTGAGAAACACGAAGAGTCGTTAAATAACGAATCAGGAGAGACTAACAATGAAGCAGTGGAGTCAAGCACGGAGAGTGTAGACACCACGCAAGAGCAAGAAGAGACAAAGCCGGAAGGCGAGATAGAAACTCAATCCTCAGAGTTAAGTGAGGAGGACGTTCTTTCATATATTGGAAAAAGATATGGCAAGGAGATTAACTCTTTTGATGAGTTGGTATCTGAGCGAGAATCTTCAGAGCAATTACCTGAAGATGTAGCAGCCTATCTTAAATACAAACAAGAGACGGGTCGTGGATTCGAGGACTTTGTTAGATTACAACAAGACTTCGATGAGATGAACCCTGACGATTTGCTAGAGTCTTATTATAAGGCCACTGAAGAGGGGCTTGATGATGACGACATCGACATTATGCTTGACGAGTTTGACTATGACGAAGAAGTTGATGAAGAGTCAGATATTAAGAAGATAAAGCTAGCAAAGAAAAAAGCGATTGCAAAAGCGAAGAGTTACTTCAACGGAATGAAGGAGCAATACAAGCAGCCACTTGAGTCAAGTGGAGGTGAGGGCTCGGGAGTTAGTTCGGAGGAGCTTGAGAGCTATAGGCAATATATAAAATCTGCTGAAACCCAAAAGGTTGAGGGGGAGCGTAGACGAGATTGGTTTATTGAAAAAACCAACGAGGTGTTCGGAGGAGAGTTCAAAGGTTTTGAGTTCTCTGTTGATGGTAACTCCGTCTTATATTCACCGCAGTCCGCAGATGCATTAAAGAAGGAGCAGTCAAATGTTATGACCTTTATAAATAAGTACATGACAGATGATGGTTTAATCTCAGATGCTGAAGGATACCATAAGGCAATAGCAGTTGCATCAAACCCTGAGAAGTTTGCTCAGTTCTTTTACGAACAAGGCAAGGCTTCTGCAACCGAGGATGTTACACGCAAGATGAAAAATATAGAGATGTCTGAGCGTACAGCACCCGAGGCGACAACAAAGGGAGGGATGCAGATTCGAGCTGTCAACCCTGATTCGGGTAAAGGCTTGAAAATAAGAAGTATAAAGAAAAAATAATTTTAAAAGAAAAAGAAAATGGCAGTACAAGCAGTACCGGGATTTGATTTGCAGCCATCTGCAACGCAGATTCCCACAGCAACAAACTACATTACCGACTTCAACTTTTTGAATCAGTATCTTCCTGATACATATGAGAAAGAATTTGAGCGTTACGGTAATAGAACAATTGCATCTTTCCTACGATTAGTAGGTGCAGAGATGCCTTCTAACTCAGACCTTATCAAATGGGCAGAGCAAGGAAGATTACATACGAAATACACTCAGGTAGGAACCGCAGCAGCGGGAGCTACTCTAAACCCTACATTCCAAGTGAATGACGCTTTAGCACCTGCAGGTTCAACAGCAGGAGCTTTAGGAACACCATCTATCGCTATCCGTACAGGACAGACGGTTATGATTGTTCAGAACAACGGAAGCGGAAGCAACAAGGGAGTAGTAGTTAGTGTACCTACAGCAAACACTTTCCAAGTAGCCCTATATGAGGCGGGAGGTCTTGTTACAGCGGGTACAGGAGTAGGTAACTCTGATGTTACAGTATTCATCTACGGTTCTGAATTCCGAAAAGGAACAATCGGAATGGCAGGTTCCTTAGAAGCTGACGACATGATTTTCGATAACTCTCCAATTATCTTAAAAGATAAGTATGAGGTATCAGGTTCTGACATGGCACAGATTGGATGGATTGAAGTACAGACAGAGAACGGAGCTACAGGATACTTGTGGTATTTGAAGTCTGAGCACGAGACTCGTCTACGTTTTGACGACTATCTTGAGACTGCAATGATTGAGGCGGTTCCTGCAGCAGCAGGTTCAGCAGCGTCTAACGCAGGAGCAGGAGCAGGTATGAACGCCAACTTTGGTAACAAAGGTTCTGAAGGTATCTTCTACGTAGTAGAGAACCGAGGAAATGTATGGGGCGGTGGAAACCCTGTCGCACTTGCAGACTTCGATGCTGTTATCTCACGTCTTGACAAGCAAGGTGCTATCGAGGAGAATGTTATCTTCCTAGACCGACAGTTTGGATTCGACATTGATGATATGTTAGCAGCTCAGAACTCTTATGGTGCAGGTGGTACATCTTACGGATTGTTTGACAATGACGAAGAGATGGCACTTAACCTTGGATTCACAGGATTCCGAAGAGGATATGACTTCTACAAGTCTGATTGGAAATACTTGAACGACCCAACAATGAGAGGTGGACTTCCAACAGGAGCTAACTCAGGACGTGTAAACGGACTATTAGTACCTGCAGGTTCAACTACTGTATATGACCAAATCATGGGTAAGAATGCTAAGCGTCCTTTCCTTCACGTACGTTACAGAGCTTCAGAGACTGAAGACAGACGATACAAGACTTGGATTACAGGTTCAGCCGGAGGGGCTCGTACTTCTGACTTAGATGCAATGGAAGTAAACTTCCTTTCTGAGAGAGCAGTATGTACTCTAGGAGCGAACAACTTCTTCTTATTCCAAGAGTAAGAGTAGTTACTACAATACAAGGGAGTGTCTTAGGGCACTCCCTATTTTTTAAAAATTAAATTTTATCTAATGCAAAAGAAAGAGAAATACACAGACAAAGCCTATAGGCTTAAAAAAGACAACTCCCCACTTACGTTTATGTTACCAACCCGTAATACTAAACGATATCCACTACTATGGTTTGACGAAGAGACAGGGGTAAACAGACCATTAAGATACGCACGAAATCAGAAGACTCCATTTGAAGATGAGCAGGACGGCAATGCAATTGTTGAGCCTATAATCTTTGAGGATGGTATGCTTTACGTGCCAAAAAATAATCAGGTACTTCAGAAGTTCTTATACTATCATCCAATGAATGGATTAAAGTATGAAGAGATTAATGATGAGAAGGATGCATCAGAGGATGTAGAGTTCTTGAATCTAGAGGTCGATGCATTGATTGAAGCACGACAGCTAAGTATCGAGCAGCTTGAGAGTATCTCTGCAGTATTATTTGGTGTAGATGTATCAAAGATTTCTACAGCCGAGATGAAGCGAGACATACTTGTGTACGCTCGTAACTATCCTGAAGAGTTCTTAGACGTTGTTAGAGACCCTGAGCTGAAGCTACAGTCAAAGGTGATGATGATGTTTGATAAAGGAATCATTCAGTTTAGAAAGAATCAGAAGGAGGTATGGTATAATACCACTACAAATAAAAAGAAGCTACTTACAGTTCCTTTCGGAGAGGACGGTCACTTCACTGTCGCTACTTATTTCAAGAGCGATGAGGGTGTAGAGGCACTGAAGGTCTTAGAAAAGTTATTATAATTTTTTTATTTGGCATATTATTTGTACATTTGTAATCCTCATAACGAATGTTTGAATGTTTATTTAAGCAAGAAGGGACCTAAACAGGTCCCTTTTTTTATGTATCTTTGTGCTGAGAATATTCTCACATAATTTTGTAATTTTTTTTATCATGCAAAAGTTTTTATCTATTCCTGTCACAGCGACAGGAGAAACATCACAGCTTGTTGCTGTTGATGGTATTGTTCTAATCGAGCAAGCGGCAGTCGATTCGGTTACTATTACTTACGGAAATGCAGCAGCACAGGATGTTGTTACATTAAAGCACGGTACTATGGCCGCTAACAATGTAACTGTAAGAGACCGTATTCAGGACTCTGTAATTGCAGCACTTCAGACTTCTTGGACTAATCCAAAGTATGACGTAAGCCTTTCAGGTTTAACCTTGGCATCAGGTGCAGCAGTAACCATTACAGGAATTACTATCTCCTAATACATTTAAGTATTGACACGAACAGGAGAGGGCTTTTAAGGAGCCCTCTTTTTTTTTCATTATCTTTGTGTAAACAATAAAGATGATTAACTCAGTAAGGAATACGGTACTGTCCGTTTTAAACAAAAACAACTACGGTTACATATCCCCATCAGACTTCAATCTGTTTGCTAAGCAGGCTCAGCTAGATATCTTTGATGATTACTTCTATCAGTATAACTATCAGATAAATAAAGAGAATGCTAGACAGTCAGGTACAGGACTAGCTGATATCAAGAAGGGGTATGAGGAAGTGATTGAGATTTTCTCAGAAACAAAATACCTTACACACAATACCAACAATACATTCTTTTTACCTGCACCCGCATATACGGGTGATGACTACTACCTTATTAACAAGGTATTAGGATATGAGACAATAGCTGCAACAGGAACAATAACAACCGTCTCTGCAACTCAGCTTATAGATAGTAATGCAACCTTTAGGGCCACAGATGTTCAGGCAGGAGATATTGTTTTTAATCTTTTACCGACACCACCAACACACGCAACGGTAACTAGTATAGCTAGTGGTCAATCATTAAACTTATCTGCAGGGATATTTGATGGATTAGTAAACCTTGGTGCAGAATATGTTATATTCAAGCCTAAGCAGAATGAGCTTGAGAAGGTTACACACTCTAAGATTACAATGCTTAACAACTCTATGCTGACAGCACCAAGTAGAATGTTTCCTGCATATACACAGGAGGCATCGTTGCTAACTGCATTTCCATCAACACTAACAGAGGGAATACTTTGTCAGTATATAAGATATCCTAAGGACCCCAAGTGGACGTATGTAACACTAACAAACGGTGAGCCAATGTTTGATTCTACTCAGCCTGACTTCCAAGACTTTGAGTTGAGTAACGATGACCAAGTAGAGCTTGTCAATAAGATACTTCAGTATGCAGGAATGTCTATAAGAGAGATTGAGGCAGTGCAGTTTGGTAAAGGAGAGGAAACAATGAATGACCAAAAAGAAAGATAATGGCGTATATATCACAATACCAATACTATGAGAATGATGGCAAGAATCCTGAGGATGCTAATTGGGGCTCC